AAGGTACTCAACTAGCTACATTGGCTTATGAAAATGAAAAATCAATTTTGTATTTAAAAACCAAATATGAATACGGTGATGTTGATATGGCATTTGCTATCGCGCATGAATTAAGACATAAATATCAAATCGATACACATGTCTTTGATTTTGATAATTATAAAACTAGCAATGAGCTTTCCATAAGAGAATACAATCTTCAGAATGAAGAAATAGATGCTAATGCCTACGCATACATCGTTTTGCTAGATTTTTTTAAATTAAAAGTTGATTTCAAATTGCTCTTAAAAGATGATGTCGTTGCTGATACAATTATGAAACGTGTAGATGTTATCGTTGAAAACGAATACGAATATGAATAAATAAAAAAACCTACTCTTGATTGAGTAGGCTTTTTTTTAATGTAAAATATTCAATTGTTTCTTGACGTCGAATGATTTAACTAAAGTATGGATCAGTTATAATACAATTAAATTTTTACAACTTTAATTATACTACTTAATTATTTACTGTACACTCCCCATTGTTCATTCATTTTTTCAATTTGATATTGATATTTCAAATTTTCTTGTTTTAATTTCTCAATTTGATTATCTTTTTCTATGATTTGAGAACGATATTGAGTATTTTTGGCAAGTAAACAAATATTCAATAAAAGTAATATAATGATGATAATCTTTAATCTTTTCATTCTAAACACCCATTAATTTCAAAATAGTGTTTCTTCCTGCAATTCCATCAACTTTCAATCCTCTATCTGATTGGAATTGTTTTACTGCAGCTTCTAATCCACTACCAAATTTACCTGGACATTCAACACCAGATGGATCATATCCTCTACACATTAACGCAATTTCTACTGCTGTAACCATGTATTGAGTTTCTTTACGTTTGACATAGTGTTTACCTAAAGCCGATTTACTGTTTTTACCAAAAGCACCATCAACTTTTAAGTTTTTGCCATAGTCCAAATTAATAGCATGTTGGAAACATCTAGCAATATTTGCTCGAGTCTTAGGACCATATGCACCATCAGTTGCAATTGAATGACCTGTAAAATTGATTGAATGTTGTTGACCTCTTGCAATCAAACTGTCTAAGTTATCATTCTTAGCAGCAGCTGGAACTACAGTGCCTGTGCCTAGTGCTCCAGTTGTAGAGTTAACAATGTTATTCTTGAATGTTTGCCATGTGCTGTCATTTAACAATCCATTACAGTTAGGACATAACTTACCATTAACATCGTAGTGACGTACGACATGATCAATATCAATGTTATATTTCTTCATCAATGCTCTAGCTAAAGCGTAAGTGTTTGCTAAAGTTTCATCACAAATATGAATTGTACCATCTTTATGGTTATCACACATTTCAATTGAGATTGAGTTAGCGTTTTTAATTGTACCATAATATGGGTGGTGATTTGATTGACATTTACCACCAACTGCATAAGCAGCATAATTATCTGGAACACTTTGAGTTACTGAATCATCATCTACAAAATAATGAGCAGATGCTTTAACAACTTCTCTAGCAAAGTATTTTCCATTTGATTCATCACTATCACCATCATTTGAAGTATAGTGAATGACTAAATATTTAATATCAGCTGTGCTACGTTCACTACCATAATTTTCTTTACGAGCTAAATTTTGTTTCATAACATATCCCATATGTTAATACCTCCTTTTTCATAATAAAAAGAGAGTATTTAACTACCCTCTTTGCTTTGTAAATGCAGAAGCTCTATCTCATTTTTCATTTTAGTAACCATACCATTGCCACCTAAAGCATGATATGCATCATACATTTCATTGAAATTGTCATATGCATACGTAGGGATTGAACCTCTTTTCATATATTTTTCATGATATTCAATCAATTTTACTCTTAATAAGAGCATTGTACCTTTTGAGTTAGCTTCTCGCATTTCTCTTTCTTTTTTAATTCTTTCATCTCTTTCAATTGCATCTTGTTTTGCTTTTTTCTTTTGTTCTTGTAAAAGCCACACAATATACGAAAGAATAACTGGAAGAACAATCGTATAAGTTTTTATTAGAAATTCATACATAATTACTCACTTTCAATTTCTTCCAACTCTGGAAGCCCTGCAACGCTTGTTAGAATAGAAACAACACCAGATAGACAACTAGCACTGATGATCATTGCCCAATTCACTTCATTCATGACTGTAGATGTTCCAATTAACGCAACTGCTGTTTGAGCTACTGTTTTGATTGCTCTAATACCTGCAGCTTTCAACCATTGATTAAAATCATATTTTTTAATTTTCAACTCAATCACCCTTTCTAGATAGTTTTAAGCCGTGTCCAGGGCATCAAAAAAAGGACTTTCGTCCTTTAATTATTTGCTTTTTATATATTTCAATATTGCATATCCTGTAGCATCAGCAAAACCATTTGATTGTCCAACTTGCAATATTAAATTTTTTTTAGTTACCTGAATAGAAATACCATCATGATCTTGATCTTTATGTGTCCGCGGTATCATGTGATTTGTTTCATCGCTAGTTTTCATAAATAAATCACAACTCAATACACTGTATAAATTTGATATATTATGTGCTACATATACATCATTGCTATCAAACCCATTTACGAGTATTACTTTGCAATATATTTTTTTACCATCAATCCAATATTTTCCTGTCCAATGTTCATCTGTAGACATTTGTAAATTAAGCAATTCATTTCCATCCCTGTTTCCTGTTCTTCTAAAGAAAACTTAAGATTTAATAATGTATTTCCATTTGCATTAACAAATTGAGACATAAGTTCCTATTTGCTAGCAATCAGTATCCTATTACTTGGTATATTGTTCCTTCAACCGCAGCTAGATACGTACCACCAATGACTTTAGTACATCCACTTAATGTAACATTTTTGCCACTAAAAACAAGAATCATCTCATATATAGAAACAGTATTTCCATCTGTATGAACATCTGATAAATGTACTCTTGCACCTGCTTTTAATGACATTCTAGTACTTTTAGGATTTATCCAGTTATGACTTCTATAAAAGATTTCTAAATAGTCATAATTAGAAATATCTTCAGTTAATGTAAAATCACTTTGTGTTGCACCATCAAATAATATTGTTCCAATTGGAATTTTAGTTCCATCATTTTTAACAAATTTTCCCATATCATGAGAACAGCTTTTATTTATGACTAATATCTTCCAATGACTTTAGTAACAGTTGTACCTTGATTGTTAGATGAATTTGTCCATCTACAATTATCAATGTGTAACAGTTTTGATGTCTGATTATATTTAAAAGACATATTAGTAACAGTCCAGTTGTTAACAACACCAGAATATATGATCTCTCCATCAATAATTGGTGCAATAACTGCGCTATTATCACTAATTATGATTAACTCTTTAAATTTCAAAGCATCATCATTTAATGTTAAATCGTGACCATAGCCGAAATGACTACCATTCCAAAGAACGACATCCGTATTGATTTCATCTCCGTTAGAATTAATAAATTTAGCCATAAATAACACCTCTTTTTAAAGAAGCACAGCTATTCAACTGCACCTCCTTTGTCAAAGGTAATAGGTAAAAGGATACTGTTTTTAATATTGCTAGTAAACAGTACCCC